GTGTGCTCTTCCGATCTCGGTCAGCTTGACGACATTGCTTTTTGGCTCAATGACCGAAGCTTTCGCCGCTTGGCTTGACGGTGTATGCAACGGCACATGGTGGCCGAATGAGCCGGATATACCACGGGTAGCAAAAGGCGTGCAGAATCGCACCGACAGGCTAAAGGCGATAGGCAACGGGCAGGCGTCGCCGGTTGTGGCGGCTGCGTGGGAGTTACTGACGGGGTAAACAAAAAGCCACCGTGACAGGGGGCTTTCGGCTACTGCCGCGGCGCAGCGGCGGTCAGTCAACCAGCACCAGCATATCGCCAACAGTGCAACCAAGCAGCCGGCACAAGGTTTCTATGGCTGGCAGACGAATGTCCATCGTTTCATTGTTCCAGTAGCGACGAATCATGCCCATCGTTAAGCCTGACTCACGTTGAATTTGTGACATATTTTTACCTTGGCTTTCAGCGATAGCCGCCAAGCGAATCGTGATCATTGAATGAACCCTTTCCTTCAAGTCCACCTTGCTTGGATCAATAACCATTCGTCGTCTCCGATCTAATCCACTGGCGGCAATGTTGGCTGCGATTAACAATACTCCTTTGATAGTATATCATTAACAGTACACTATGTCAATAACAATATTCTTTTAACGGTATCTTGACAACGATGCACTATATGTAGTATCCTGTTGACAATTAGTAGCATGGTTAGCTTTTAACGAAAGGGTTCATTCAATGATCACGATGAAGATTGAGGGGTTAGAGGAAGTCAATCGGATGCTGGGCGCACTTCCCGACAAGATTGCCACAAAGGTCATGAGGAAGGCCGTTTATGCTGGCGCGGCATTACTGAGACAGGGGCAGCGACAGGTGGCCCCCATAAGAACGACAGGCGGCCCGATGAAGACGAAAAGCGGAACGAGGTCGCCGGGCTTCCTGAAAAAGAACATCAAGATGCGTTTCAAGAGGCGACAGGACAGGACAGTCAAGATTTATCAGGTCGGCCCGATAGGGGAGGCATTTTATGGGCGGTTTGTCGAATTGGGCCATGCAGCCGGGAAGCGCAAGAAATACGGACGCGGCGTGACTCCGTCAACCGGGCTGAGGATGGTGCCAGCCCATCCTTTCCTCATGCCGACATTTGACAACTTGACACAGCAGATCATTGAAAAGACAAAAGATAAACTTGTTGAGGGAGCGCTCAAAGAGGGTGCGGATTTGGGGTTCAAAATATCAAACAGGACCGCCTGAAATGCTGGCCTCCCCGCGTGCGTCCCTTTCCGCACGTTAACCCTCCCGGCAGGACAGGCGGACCTTAAAGAAAGACGGCGATGGTAGAGACTGAAATATATACACTCTTGACGCAGAATGCAACGGTTGCCAGAAAAATCAACACCCGCATTTACCCCGTTGTCTTGCCCCAAGATGTCCAGCTTCCGGCGGTATCCTATCAGCGGATTTCGGCGGAGAAGGTCAACCATCTGGGCGGGTATTCCGGCCTCTCGAATCCGCACATAGTCATAAATTCATGGGGGCCAAGATATGATGACGTGAAGGCGTTGGCCTCAGACATTCATTCAGCCATGAACGGGGCCGGAACATTCAAGTCTGTTTTGACAAATGAGCTTGACGGGTTTGACCCTGAAATAAACCTCTACGTTGTATCCCAGGATTACAGTTGCTGGGACGAGGAGTGACGCAATGGCAAAGTTGACAGTCCAGACATTGACGACGGCAGGACTTAATGCCGCTTACGCGGCAGCAGCATCCGGCGGTGATGAATTCGTTAATAATGGGCACACCTTCATCCATATTAAAAACAGCGTGGCGGCGACCAATGCCGTCATCGTGGCATCGAAAGTTTCACCAGTCCCGAAAGGGCTGGTTCTTATAAATTGTTCGGTTGATGTGACGGCATCCGGGGACAAGCTCGCAGGCTTTTTCGATCCGGGGGCCTACAACGATTCAAGCGGTTGTGTGCAGTTGACCTATTCGACGCATACGGGATTAACAATAGCAGCTATTTCCGTAACATAAGGAGGAAAATAAAATGGCAAAGGAATCACAAGGAATCATCGCATATTGGGCGACAGTTACCGTGGAGGCGACACTCGCGGCAAATGCCATCGGAGAATTGACGGGCTTTTCCGGTCCGTCCCTCTCGGCGGCAGTTATCGACATTACACATCTCCAGAGCACCGCAAAAGAAAAAATGGTCGGCCTCTATGACGGCGGGCAGGTCACATTAAATGTGAACTGGAATTGTTCGGCAGCGGACGGGACGAAGTTAATGAGGGAAAGTCTGATCGCCAGGACAAAGGGGCGGCTGGCAATCTTCCTGAATGGCTCAGCGGGAACGCAGAAAATCAGCCTTAAAGGGTATGTCAGCGGCATGAACGTCACCGGCTCGGTGGATAACAAATTAGGTGGAGACTTCACCATCGCAATCACTGGCGGCGCCTCCTTCACGTCCTAACCGAAAGGAGGGAATGAATCATGGCAAAAGAATCACAAGGCTGCCTCATCCGGCGCGAGTCGTCGGTGGCAGGATCAACAGGAGTCAAGACGGCTTCCGACATCGCTTTCGTTGTCGCTGGCAATACAATCACAAGCCCCACAGGGTTTGCAAATATGACGACGGGGATGCGGGTCAAGTCGAATTCAAGCGCGAATCCAGGCATTCTCACAATCAAAACGACATCGGGAACAGCCATCACGGTCTATGAGACTGTATCTGTCCAAGCGTCTGGGCAATCCATCACCTTGACGGGTCATCTGATGCAGAACATCGGAGACGTTGTTTCATTCAACGGGCCGTCGTTGTCCGGGGCGGTCATTGATGTCACGACGCTACAATCCACAGCGAAAGAAAAGATGATGGGCGTTTATGATGCCGGTCAGTTTTCCATCTCTGTTCTGTTCGACAACGAGGCATCAAACGCGAGGCTCCATGACGCCCTGATAAGGGATATGAAGGACCGGACAAAGCGGCAGTTTGATGTGGTGTTCAAAGGAAATTCGACTCGCAACACTCAAGCCGTCTATTTCGGCGGTTATGTTTCAGCGTTCAACATCACGGGGAGCGTGGACAATGCACTCAAAGCAGACATCACGATTGCATTGGCATCGGGGGTTGACTTCATCGTAAATACGGCAACTTAAAAAGTGAAAGGGGAGAGGGTTAGTGATTTATTGAACAAGGATCAGATTTTAGCGGCGGAAGATTTACCTTTCAAAGATGTAGAAGTTCCAGAATGGGGGGGCACGGTAAGAATCAGGACTATGACCGGCGGCGAACGGGATGCTTTTGAGGCGTCCATTTATGAAACCGTGGGTGACAAAGTCCAGTTCAACCGGCAGGATTTCCGGGCAAAGCTGCTGTCAAAGGTCATTGTGGACGGGAACGGCATCCGGCTTTTCAGCGACAAGGAAATCGCGCAGCTTTCGGCCAAGTCCGCAAAAGCCATCAATCGGCTTTTCGATGTGGCTCAGGAGATCAATGGCATCAGCAAGGCGGAGCAAGACGCTCTTGAAAAAAAATGAGTCGGCGGGGAAGGGACTATTTCGTCATGTTCCTTGCCCGCGAACTCAAAATGACACGGCGGCAAATGCTGGCATCAGTGGACTCTTATGAAATGTCCATGTGGCAAGCCTTCTTTAAGGCGGAGAATAAGCCGCCTGAAAAGAAACAGAGTAAAGAAGAACTCGCCAACCAGCTTAAAACCGTATTTGCCGCCCGGCAAGCTAAAATAAAGAAAAAGGCGAAAAAGTAATGGCGTCACTACTCATAGACATAGGCGCAAGCATTGCCAATATCGAAAAGGACATGGCAAGGGCGCAGCAGGTCGTCACGGGATTTGCGAAGTCCACGGAACGGGCCTTTGCACAGCTCGGAACGATAGCGGCAGCAACCGGCCTATCAATGGGAATGCGAAGCTCCATCTCTGCCTTCATGGAGGCTGAAAAGGCATCCATGAAGCTGGCCGTTGCCATGAAGAATCAAGGCGACTTTTCAAGGGCGGCGTTTTCCGATCTTGAAGAATATGCCAAGGA